CACGCCAGGAGTCACCGGTCGAGGTCACTGACCCGATCTCGGAGGCGATCGTCCGGGCCGAATCGGTCGAGCAACTGGACCATCTCGTCGCGGCGATCAAAGAGTCTCAAGACCCGAGCAAGTACCGGGATCTGTGGGCGCGACGCCACCGGGAGTTGACATGAGCTACGCGGAGTTCCTGAAGCGTAAGAGCCTCGGGTTCCAAGGCGTCGGGATTCCCTGCGAACCCGAGGACGTATCCGAAGACCTCTTCGAGTTCCAACGGCAGATGGTCGCCTGGGCTGTCCGCAAAGGCTGCGCAGCGATCTGGGCCGACACCGGCCTAGGCAAGACTCGAATGCAGGTCGAGTGGGCGCGCATCGTCACCGCTGACGGTGGCCGGGCGCTCATCCTCGCACCGCTGGCAGTCGCGTCACAGACGGTCGAGGAGGCTGAACGTATCGGCGTGGACGTCACCTACGTCCGCGACCAGGCCGAAGCCGACCGGACACCTAGCCGGATCGTCATCACCAACTACGACCGGCTACACCTGATCGACCCCGGCGCATATCGGGCCGTCGTATTGGATGAGTCGTCAATCCTCAAGTCGTTCTCAGGGTCCACCAAACGGGCCCTGGTCCACGGATTCGACGCCACCCATTACCGGCTGTCGTGCTCGGCCACACCGGCACCGAACGATATTCAAGAGCTCTGCAACCATGCCGACTTCCTCGGCGTCATGTCGCCGCAGGAGATGCGCTCCACGTTCTTCATCGCGGACAACCGCGGCGAGTTCATGCGCTATCGACTCAAAGGCCACGCTAAAGACGCGTTCTATCGGTGGATGTCCTCATGGGCGATCGCCTGCCGGACACCGTCGGATCTCGGGTATGACGACGACGGCTACATTCTCCCGCCGCTGTCGATCGACTCCGTGATCGTGGACACGGACTGGGTGCCCGAGGACGTGCTATTCACGGCGAAGCTAGAAGGCATCACGCAACGTTCACAAGTGCGTAAGGCGACCCTGGAACAGCGCGTACAGGCAGCGGTGGAACTGGTCGCCGGGGAACCCGACGAACAATGGCTCTTGTGGTGCGGACTCAACGATGAGGCCGACGCGCTGACTGCTGCAATACCCGACGCCGTGCAGGTCGCCGGTTCGGATGACTCCGAGGTGAAGTCCGCGCGCCTATCGGACTTCGCACACGGGCGTATCCGGGTCCTCGTGACCAAGCCGTCCATAGCCGGTATGGGACTCAACTTCCAGACCTGCGCCCGAATGGCGTTTGTCGGACTGTCGGACTCGTATGAGGCCTACTACCAGGCCATCCGTAGGTGTTACCGCTTCGGTCAGACCCGACCCGTACATGCGTGGGTCGTCCTGTCCGCACCCGAGTCGACGATCTACAACAACGTCCTCGACAAGGAACGCATAGCACAGGAAACGTCCCGCGGGCTAGTCGCCGCTGTCGCCGATCACAACCGCTCCGAACTGTTCGCCGGCACTTCCAAAGGCGACAACTACGAGCCCACCCTCACCCCGCCCATGCCCGCATTCCTGGAGGTCTGCAATGTCTGAACCGTTCGCAATGGACTACGCCCAAGGCAACAACTGGATGCTCTACAACGGCGACTCCTCCGAGGTGCTGCCCAACCTTCCCAGCAACTCCGTGGACCTGGCGCTGTTCTCTCCGCCGTTCTCCTCCACCTACACCTACTCGCCGTCAATCCGCGACCTCGGCAACGTCGGGTCAGACGAGGAGTTCTGGGCGCAGTTCCAGTACATCACTGACGAGCTGCTGCGCATCGTCAAACCGGGGCGACTGGTTGCGATGCACGTCGCGAACCTGCCCGCCTATGAGAACACTCACGGGGCGAGCGGTCGACGGGACTTCCGAGGGGACACGATTCGCCACTTCGAGCGGGCCGGGTTCATCTACCACTCGGAGATCACGATCGACAAGAACCCGCAGGCCCAGGCGATCCGCACCCATTCCAAGGGCTTGCTGTTCGTCCAGTTGCAGCGGGACTCTGCGGCTATGTGGCAGGCGTGGGCGGACTACGTCGTCGTCATGCGGACACCGGGCAAGAACGCCGAACCCATCGCCACGGAACTGACACAAGAGGAGTGGATCGAATACGCCCGGCCCGTCTGGTACGGGATTCGGGAGACGGACGTCCTCGGGGTGTCCCAGGCCCGCGAATCCGACGACGAACGGCACCTCTGCCCACTTCAACTACCCGTCATCGAGCGGTGCGTCAAGCTCTGGTCAGGTAAGGGCGAGGTCGTGCTGTCCCCGTTCGCCGGAATCGGCTCCGAGGGCTACGGGGCGATCCTGCAGAATCGCAAGTTTATCGGCGTGGAACTGAAACCGGCCTACTTCCGCGTCGCTGCTCGCAACCTGGCCGCCGCCGAACGCGGCAACGACCAGCTCGACCTCTTCGCAGCGTTGGAAGCCGAGTCGGCGTGAACTTCACCGACATCGTCGACGCGATCGAGCAGGAACGCGCACGACAAGAGGAACTGTGGAATCGCGATCACCATTGGGGCACTGGTGACTGCTCATCACCGGCGGTCCCGATGATCGTCAAGGCCGTCGTCCTCGGGGAGGAATGCGGCGAGGTTATGCAGGCCGTACTCGACCTCGACGACGACGCGCTACGAACGGAGCTGGTACAGGTCGCGGCGGTCGCTGTGGCGATTCTGGAGGGCCTGTGAAGGCCAACGACGTCGCCGCCAACCTCGCGCAACTGTCCCGCGAACTCGTCGAACTACTGCGGGACTACGAGGCGTATAACCAGCAAGCCAGGCGGTACATGGTCACCTACAAACGCGACTACGCCGAGGCGTTCCTGAAAGCCGAAGGTCCGTTGGAGGTCCGTAAGCAACAGGCGACGCGGGACACGATCAACCAGTTACTCGACTCCGAACTAGCCGAAGCCCAGTTCGACAACGTCCGCGCGAGCCTGCGGGTCCTAGGTCAACGCCTCGACGCCGGCAGGACTCTCGCGTCGACGATACGGGCCGAGGCCATCGCGTCGGGATCTGCCGAATGAGCCGCTACAGGTGTCATCTCTGCCCGGTGAGTCGCTGGCGCAAGGGCGGCCGTGGCGCGTGGACGATGCACTACCTGACGATGCACCAGGAGGCGCAATGACGACGTGGATTCGGCTGTCAGACCGGATCGGCGAACACCCCAAGACGATGCAGGTCCCGCGCGCGCATCGGTGGGCACTAGTCGACCTACTCGGGTACTGCTCGCGCAACCTCACCGACGGATTCATTCCTGCGGAGATGGTGCGCAGACTCATCGACCAGGACGAACTTGAGTCGCTCTGCTTCGCCGGATTCCTCCACAAGTCGCCCGGCGGATACACGATTCACGACTATCTGGAGTGGCAAACGCCGCGCGAAAGCATCGAACGTAGGCGTGCTGCTGGGCGTCTCGGAGGCCTGAAATCACGCCCTCCGAAGCGGGAAGCAAGTGCTAAAGCAGGTGCTTCGCGTTTGCTACAACATCCTGCTGAACCAGATACAGATACAGAGACAGATACAAGAACTACTAAAGACATGTCCGCGACAAGCGCGGACGTGAGCGACTTCGACGAGTTCTACGACGCGTATCCCCGAAAGATCGGCAAGCGAAAAGCACACGCTGCATATCGCTCAGCGATCAAACGGACGACCGCCGACACGATCATCGCCGCCGCTTGTCAACTCCGGGACGATCCCAACCTGCCGGACAAGCAGTTCATCCCGCACCCCGCAACCTGGCTCAATCGCGACGGATGGAACGACGAGCCGCCGCCGCCGAAGGAAACCAAAGCCTCGGGGGCGCTCATGTTTGCCACAGCCGCCAACGATCTCAACGCATTGGAGACCGGATGAAACCACACGAAGCCGCCCAGGTCCTCGCGACCGCGGCAGTCCTCGACAACCGACTCAAGCCAGCATCCGAAGCGGACGCGCAACTCGTGGCCCGAGCATGGGCCGGTGGACTCGCCTACGACATGCCGATCCCGTTCGCCTGCACTGCTGTCACGAAGCACTACGCCGAATCCGAACGCGTAGTCACCATCTCGGCTCTGAACCTGGCATGGAAGATCCACAAACGACGGCAACGCGAAGCACTGGAACTGAAAGCGCTCACCTCAGGCGCATGTGACGACCCGACACCGGACTACCTCGCCGCAAAGACTCAACTCACCCGAAAGGACTCCGCATGACCCTGCCAACGATCCACGCCACCGGACGACTGACCTCCGATGTAGAGCTCAGATTCACCGGCTCCGGTAAGGCCGTCGCATCCCTGTCGATTGCCTGCAACGAATCTCGCAAAGATCAGGCTGGCAACTGGGAGACCGTCTCGACGACGTTCCTCGACGTCGACCTCTGGGAGTCCGAAGCCGAGCAGGCCGCTGAGATCCTCCGACGAGGCTCCGAGGTCACAGTCGACGGGCAACTCCAGACCGAGGAGTACGAGACGAAGTCAGGCGAGAAGCGTCGGAAGATGAAGATCAAGTGGGCGAAGGTCACGATCCCGCTGCCGAAGCCTGACAAGCCCGAGCAGGCCAGCCAAGATCCATGGACAGCGGACGCGCCGTTCTAGTGTCCCCGATCCCGACAGGCCACCGCCGCACAGTCCTCGAACGCTCCGGGGGACTGTGCGAGCGGTGCGCTGTGTGGCTCGCCAACGTCCCGGCGGACATCCATCATCGCAACCCGAGACGCGCCGGCGGAACGAAGCGGCCCGAGATCCACGCTCCGGCGAACCTCGTCGTCATCTGCCGCAAGTGTCACCGGTTCATCGAGTCCCAGCGGACGCTCGCCACAGAGCAGGGCTGGCTCATCTCCCAACACGATCAGCGCGACCCGTCCGAGATCCCGATCTACGTCATGGGCGAGTGGTTCACCATCGACGACCAGTGGCACCCGTTCGACTACAGCCCGCCGTTCTAGAGGAGACCCGATGGATTCATGCGTCATCTGCTCGCGCCATGTCCCCGACGACAACGACTGCACCGACAACTGCCGACACCGCGAACGCGTCACCGGACTCCTCTGCGGAGTGTGCCTGCAACGGATCAGGGACGACCTCGACGTGATCGCGGGTAGCTGGGTCACGTCGGCGCTCGGGTCGATCTCGTGCGGCAATGGTGGCGGAGGCGAACGGCCACTACCAGGCGGGACCGCGTGGGTGTCCTGGCGTCACTCCGGCGGAACCTCGGGTGAGATGTGGGCCAGCATCACCGGCTGGGCGAGGGTGTGGATCGAAGACCTCGACCTGGCGCAACCCGAACGCTGGGATCTGCTCAGTGTGATTGGGTGGCTCCGGCACAACCTGGACATCCGAGGCGCCGGCCATCTCGGCATCGACGAAGCGGCAACCGAATGGCACGAGTACGCGTGTGAAGGCAAACGCATCTGCGGGGAGACCGAGCAAGGCCAGATCGTCCGCTGTCCCGGAGTGACGGACAACTGCGGCAGACGGCTCAGGGTCGACGTCGCACGACCCGAGGAGCCGATCCGCTGCCGAGGGTGCGGATTCACGTGGACCACGGCGCGTCTGCTGCTGCGTGGCACGTTCGCAGACACTGAGGCGTGGTTAGATCCTGAAGCCCTGACGATGCTGGTCGGAGTCACGCCAAGAACGCTGCAGCGCTGGGCTACCAGCGGCAAGGTCAAGCGTCGCAACGGCGTCTACCTGCTGTCGTCAGTCATGGAAGCGAGAGCCTCGTGACACGCCGTAATCGCGGGATGCTTGACAAATCATGTCCGCGGACTCAATGTAGAGTCCGTAATGCACGGCGTACGCCTAGGCTCACCCTCAGTGGTGGGCCATCGTCATGTCTGGGGCGATGATGGGCTGGCGCACAACACCGCTCCCGCCTGACTGGGACGCGATCAGAGCCGCAGTCCTTCGCCGTGATGGTGGACGATGCACGTCAGTGATGAAGGACGGCACACGTTGTCGTGATCGTGCGACCGACGTCGATCACATCGTCAACGCAGCGGCCGGCGGGACCGACGATCCGAGCAACCTGACGGCCATCTGCGACTGGCACCACCGGCGCAAGACAAGCCGCGAAGCCAACAACGTCAACCCGACCGTGCAACCCCGAGCACGTCCACCCGAGTCGCATCCCGGCCTCCGATGAGGGGTGGGAGTCTCCCCCACACCCCGACCGCCACGCCTACCGGGCTCGGGTTGCACCTCAGGCAGCGCGACGAACCACGATTGGAGGTGCCGCGATGGCACCGCTACCAGGTGAGCACTTCACCCGCGAGCGCGACGCTCGCAGACTGTCGAAGGCCAAGGCGTCTCACGTTTCCGGCACTGATGGCGACCCGATCGGCCCGACCTTGTCGAAATTGACCGGCGTCAAGGCTGCCGATTGGCCGAAGCCTGTCCGTGATTGGTTCGACGCGTGGCGACGATCTCCGCAGGCCCGACTCTTCGTCTCCGAGGTCGAATGGCGGGCGCTCGCGCGTGGCGCCTACCTCGTGCAGATGTTCCACGACCCGGACACGTCCGACCAGTCCCGCATCCAATCGTGGAACTCGCTTGCACGGCTCGAATCCTCTCTCGGCGCGACTCACGTCGACAGGATCAAGTCGCACATGAAGATCAAGCCGGCGGAAACCGAAGCGCCGAAGCCTCCCGCGACGGTGGATTACCGCGCAATGCTCGCCTGACCATGCCCGAGCGGACGCTCGGATGGCAGATCCTCGACTGGATCACCGCCAATCTGAGCCAACCGGACGGACCTAACGCCGGCGAGCAGCTGGTGATGACTCCGGAGCAAGGGCACTTCATCTTGAAGTGGTACGCGGTCGACGGTAACGGGAAATGGGTCTACCGCCGCGGACAGTTTCGCCGCAGCAAGGGCCACGGAAAGTCCCCGATGACCGCGGCACTGTCACTGGTCGAGCTCTGCGGGCCGTGTCGCTTCGCTGGTTTCGACGCGCAACTGCAGCCGGTGGCGATGTTTCACCCGGCGCCGTGGGTGGTGCTGGCTGGAGTCAGTGAAGAGCAGACCTTGAATACGATGTCGCTGCTGGCGCCGATGGTGGAGAACTCAGACCTCGAGCTGGATGTCGGCATTACCCGAGTGTTCTCCAAGTCCGGCGGGCGATTGCACCCGATCACCGCGTCCGCTCCGACTCAAGAGGGCGCCCGTCCGACGTGCGCGATCATGGACGAAACTCAGCACTGGATCACGAACAACGGCGGCCACAAGCTGGCTCAGGTGATCCGCCGGAACCTGGCGAAGTCCCGCGACGGTGCAGCTCGGGCGTTGGAGACGACGAACGCGCACCGGCCCGGCGAGGATTCAGTCGCCGAGCAGACGCATCTGGCATGGCAGGCGCAGCAGGAGGGCCGCACTCGTAAGGGTGGGATTCTGTTGGACACTCGCGAGGCGCCGGCGACGACGGACCTCAAGGACGAGGCTTCGCTGCGCGCCGGGTTGAAAGTTGCCTACGGGGATTCCGACTGGGTTGACCTGGACCGGATAGTCGCCGAGATCTACGACCCCGGCACTCCGGTAGACACGTCGCGACGGTTCTACCTGAACCAGATCGTCGCAGCCGAGGACTCGTGGATCGCGCCGTCGGAGTGGGACGCCAACGCTGATCCGTTGCTGGAGCTGGCGCGCGGAGACCGGGTCACGCTCGGATTCGACGGTGGCCGCTCGGACGACTCGACTGCCCTGATCGCCTGCCGGATCGACGACGGTTCCGCGTTCATCGTGGGACTGTGGGAGAAGCCTGACGGTCCGATGGGTGACGGATGGACTGTCGACCGCGGCCAGGTGCGGGATCTGGTGGACTTCGCATTCACTGAGTACGACGTCGCAGCGTTCGCTGCCGATGAAGCGCTGTGGCAGTCCGACATTGACCGGTGGGGCGAGATGTACGGCGAAACCCTCGCTGTCCGGGTGGGCCCGAAGCATCCGATCGGGCTCTACATGTCCGAGAACGCCGAATTGACCAGGGCTACTGAGGCGCTGCACACGGCGATCGTGAACGGCGAATGTCCGCACCCGGACCTACCGAGCCTGAACCGTCACGTCTACAACGCTCGCCGCCGGCCGAACCGGTGGGGTGTCTCATTCGGCAAGGAGCATCGCGAATCGGCCCGCAAAGTCGATTGCGTGTCAGCCCTGGTGCTGGCCCGGATGATGCGTCAACGTGTCCGCGCAACCGCGACCCCCGAACCTACTCGGCGTACTGGCGCCGTCTACGCCTTCTAGAGGAGGACCTGTGGAACTGTCCTCCGAGGACGCTGTCGGAGTTGCCAAGCACCTTCTGAAGGTCCGCAACTCTGAGCACAGCGAACTGACGAAGATCCACGAGTACCTCGAAGGCGATTGCATCCCCGGCTATATCCCGCGGGACGCCAAGGAGGAGTACCGGTGGATCGCGAAGCAGTCGAACGTCAACATTCTGCCGAAGATCGTCGACGCTCACGCGCAGTCGCTCTACGTGTCCGGGTATCGCTCGCCGGAGGATGAGACGGAGAACCTCCCGGCGTGGGTGGATCATTGGCAGGCGAATCGGATGGACGCACGCCAGACGGGGACACACCGCGCGACCCTGTCCTACGGCGCGTCTTACGTCCAGGTGCTTCCCGGTGACACCGCTCCGGCGTGGTCGCCGTTCACTCCGCGGGACATGACCTGTGTCTACGCGGATGCGGTCAATGACGAGTGGCCGCAGTGGGCGCTGACGTGTGATCGCGAAGGCGACCAACTCTCGATGACGGTCCTCGGGCCGGAGTACCGGTATCTGTTCACCGCGAAGAACGTTGACTCGACCCCTGACCTGGTCGCGGTGGAACGTCACGGCGTGCCGTGGACTCCCGTTGTCCGGTTCTTGAGTGAGTACACGCTCGACGACGAGTCTCGTGGCCTGGTCGCGCCGCTGATCCCGATCCAGGACCAGATCAACCTGACGACGTTCAACGGCCTGGTCTCCCAGGTCGCCGGCGCGTTCCCGCAGAAGTGGGCGACCGGCATGGATATCCCTAGAGATGAGCAGGGACGTCCGGTCGAGCCGTTCAAGGCCGCGGTCACTCGGCTCTGGGTTGGGGAAGGTGAAGGTACGCGGTTCGGTTCGTTCGACGCGACCGACCTCAAGGGCTATCTGGACTTCCGCGAGGACAGTATTCGGCTGGCCTGCACGATCGGTTCGGTCCCGCCGCATACCGTCCTCGGCGCACTCGCGAACCTCTCAGCTGAGGCGATGGCCGCAGCGGAGATTCAGAAGACCAGGGCCGAAGACGAATACCGGATTCTGTTCGGCGAGTCGTGGGAGCAAGTGTTCCGACTGTCGCGGTTCATCGCCGGCGATACGTCCGCGGTGGCTGACACTGCAGCGGAGGTCGTATGGAAGGACACCGAGGCGCGGTCGTGGTCGCAGATTGTGGACGCGGCTGTGAAGTTGCGGGCGATGGGGATGCCGATGGCGTTCGTCGCCGAGACGCTCGGGGTGACCCCGCAGCAGATGCCGCAGCTGCTCGACGTCATCGCCGCCGAGGCCGATATGGCGGCCGTGTCCCAAGCGAAGGCGTTCGGCGTGTCAGGGATGACGGCTGATGGCCAGGTCGCGTGAACGCGTCCTCGACGAATACCTGAACGAGCTCACGAAGTGGGGTCTGACGACCGCCGTCAAACTGTGGTCCCAGGTCGACATCTCTGACGTGAAGGGCACGTGGGCCGAGATCTTCCCGGCAGTGATGGCCGCACATGAGGGTCTGGTCACTGCCGCGCTCAACGCGGTGGACGACTACATGACGATGAAGGCCGGAGACATCGGATTCCGTTATGACGTCACGTGGCGCCAGGACCGGCCGAACCGTCCCCGCGAGGTCTATTGGGGCGCGGAGGCGAGTACTGGTCTGGGGTCGGCTCCGATCCGGGTCCTGTGGGGAATCAAGAACGGCAAACCTCCCGAGGTCGCGATGGCGTTGGGTGCTAATCATCTGACGCGGATCTTCGGCACCGAGGCGCATCAGATCGGCCGGACCGTGACCCTCGAACGTGTGCTGGCGTCGGGCTGATGGGCTGGGAGCGGTGGCGTCGGGTACCTGAACCTGGCGCGTGCGACTTCTGCCTGATGTTGGCTACGCGTGGCGCTGTCTACGCGAGTCAAGAGACCGCGGGTAAGGACAACGACTACCACGCGCATTGCCATTGCGACCAGGAGTCCGAAGGCAACTTCGACGCCAGGACTGACGTGCGGATCTCGCTGTCAGACGCGCGGGAGACGGTCGACTTCCGGCACAACGGGACCGGACGCGACTACTCATACGACCTGTCCAACTTCCGCAACCTCGGCGTCTCGGACGTCCCTGGCGCTCCGTCGTGGGAGTTGGGACTCGCAGCTTCGGCAGACGAGGTCGAGCTCCGGCTGATGACCATCGCTCGGCATCTCGGCGACACCGACCGGATGGGCATCTTCAGCGCCGCTCAACGTCGAGCGAAGGCCGCACGGATCGCACGATTGAACAAGGAAGCGGACCTGCTGGTCGGCCGCGACGTACTGCGACCGAAGCGGACGCCGAACACTGGCCGGCGCAAGGTCGGCAAGCCGGGACGCCAATCGACCGGACCTCGCAGCACCGCGGCTCTTCCCGCGGACGTGACGTTCGAGCGGCTCGCGTCAATCGACCTGCAATTGAGCCAACTCGTCGCGCGTGACACCGGCAGCAACGACTGGGTCACGTCGCGAATCAAAGCCCTCCGCAAGGAGCGGGCCGCGCTCGTCAAGCGGCTCTAACCAAGACCCCCAGCAACTCCGCTGGGTGCACCCACAAGAAATGAGAAGGCGCGATGCCGGATCTGGAAACAACCACGCCCGAAACCGACGCGACGTCGGAACCCGAACCGCTCGGCGACGCCGGGCTAGCGGCACTGCAGAAGGAACGTGACCAGCGCAAAGCACTGGAGAAGCAGATCCGCGAACTGAAACCGCTAGCCGCGAAGGCTCGCGAGCTCGAAGAGGCCTCCAAGTCCGAACTGGACAAGGCCGCCGAACGTGCCACCGC